TTAGAACCAATCGTCTTTGAAGACGGGTTCCTTTCGGTACCAAAAGAAAACCAGGTACTACAGCATTTTTTGAGTCTGCACCCTGACTCAGGCTCTACCTTTTCTGAAGTCAATAAAGAGAAGGACGCTCAGGAGGAGCTAGACTATATGGTTGTCGAGGCGGACGCTTTGGTAGCTGCGCGTAAGATGAGTGTGACGGAGATGGAGATGATTGCTCGGGTTCTCCTAGAGATTGACCCTAGTAAGCTGTCTTCTGCTGAGCTCAAGCGCGATATCTTAATCCTAGCTAAGCGATACCCTTCTGACTTCTTGGAAGCGCTAGAAGACCCCTCTTTGGACCTGTACGGCAAGGTGTCATTAATCCTTGACAAAGGTCTTTTGGGTATGCGTAATAACGGACGCGACATCCACTTTAACTTAAAAACCAATAAGAAGCGTATGATGACGGTTCCATTTGGTGAGGACCCGAAGTCTGCTATCGCGGCTTACTTGCAGAGCGATGATGGTATCGAGGTCTTGAAGATGCTTGACAAACAGCTAGAGTAATTTTTTAAAAGCCTTATCTTTGGTTTTTATTCATCCATTAACTTTTTTAAAATGGTAAAATTTCTCAAGGTTACAAACGCGCCTAAAACAAGTCAATTAATTAGCATTAATGGCATCAAAGCTGTCGGTACAGCAAGCGCAACAGCAACTTCCGTTACTGTAGATTATGTAGACGGAACCACTACAACTATTACTACAGCTGCTCAAGTGGGCTCTGATGTGTATTTAGCTATTGTAAATTCAATAGAGATTGCCTTAGCAACAAGTTGGCTAAAGCCATATTACGAATTGGAGTTGCCTAAAGCAATTACAAGTATTGTAAATGCGTAATTGACTTAATTGTATTGAACAGAAAGGGGTCACAATTTGTGGCCCCTTTTTTTGATTTATCTTTGTCAAAAGCGTCCCTATGATAGATTTATCTCTCTCCAGCAGATTTTAATTTATATGCCAAGCAGGCGCAGCTCGAGATATTCGACCAGTACTTTTACGATTATAACTACCAGATTAATAAGGAGAATATTCGGCAGTCTGGTACAGGCTATGCTGATATATCAAGAAGCCTCGAGGAAGTCATCGACACCTTCTCTACGGTAGCTAATTTTACTACCAATCCGTTTGCGCTTCCAAATGACTACTACCTTCTCAACAGGATTTTGCCCCAAGGAAGTAACTACGAGATGGAGCAGGTATCAAACTCAAAGATTAACCTCCTTCTTTCTTCGTACCTCACTGCTCCTTCGTTAAGTTTTCCTGCATACGTACAAAACGGGAATAACGCCACGGCATACCCCGACACTATTACTTCAGGAACAATCCAATACATTCGCTATCCGCTTGCCCCTAACTGGACGTACTCAGTCCTTACGGCGGGCGAACCTGTATTTGACCAAGGGCAAGCCGACTACCAGGACTTTGAGTTGCCTGCTGATGACGAGCCTCGGTTGGTAAATAAGATTTTAGAGTATTCAGGGGTATCGATACGTGAGATGGATGTGGTAAATTATTCACTGGCACAAGAACAGCTAGACGACCAAGCAAGCAAGTAATATGGCATACCTAACTCAATACCAATACTACGAAAACGATGGCGCTTCACCTGAAGACGCGAACTGGGGCTCCTATCAATACGTGAGCCTGCGCGATATCGTCAGCAACTACCAGCTTATGTACAGCGGTAACAACGAGCTCGTCAACGAGAAGTCTCGGTATAAGATTCTGTTTCACGCTAAGCGAGCTATACAAGAGCTGAACTACGACGCATTTAAAGAAATTAAGGTATTGCAACTTAACGTGTCGGACGACCTGCGGTTTATTCTTCCAAGCGATTACGTCAATTGGGTCCGTCTTTCTATGTTTAAAGATGGCGTGGTATTTCCCTTGACGGAGAATATACAGGTTACCAGCGCTCAGGCGTACCTACAAGATTCAAACAATCGCATTTTATTTGACGAGACAGGAGCGGCGTTAAAGCCAGAGTTCTCGCCTATCGATGAGGCCCGCCTCAATAAAACGTTGAAGTCTATGTACCTCAACGAAAACAGCCCGTATAACGGTTATGAAGGGTGGTGTATCGATGGGATGTGGTATTTTGACTTTCCTGTAGGGGGCGCTTGGTTTGGTCTTAACACAGAGACTGCCAACGCTAATCCCACCTTTCGAATTGACGCTAAAGCGGGAGTTATAAATTTCAGCTCTGCTATGTCGGGGGAAAGCTGCATCCTTGAGTATGTAAGCGACGGTATGGAGGGCGGTGATGACTCTTTGATTACGGTCAATAAACTTTTTGAAGACTACGTCTATGCGTATATTTCTTACGCTTTGCTAAACTCACATATGGGGACGCAGGAGTACATAGTAAATCGGGCTAAAAAAAATAAATCTGCTTTACTGCGCAATGCTAAAATTCGTATTAGCAACATACATCCGGGGCGTCTTTTGATGAACTTGCGCGGACAAAATAAGTGGATTAAATAATGGGCAACGTAAAGAGACACTTTATCAAGGGGCGTATGAACAAGAGCGTCGATGAACGCCTTGTTCCTAATGGGGAGTACATTAACGCTTTGAATGTACGTCTCGGCTCTACTGAAGGCTCTGAGGTAGGCTCTGTAGAGAATTCCAAGGGAAATACTAAGCTTACTACTTTACAGTATAAAGGTGTTGATTTAAGCGAAGTAGCCCAGTGTATTGGCTCGTTTGAGGACGGCGTCAAAGAGACTATTTACTGGTTTATTCACGACGGTTCTAATTCAGTCTCTTCAACAGGAAAAGTAGATATGATTGTTTCGTACGAAACAAATTCGGACTTGTTGACGTACCACGTAGTTAGCGCTAGCGTACTCAACTTTAATCCGACTTATCTTATTACGGGAGTTAATAAAGTGGAGGACCTTTTATTTTTTACCGATGACTATAATCCACCACGCAAAATTAACGTTAAACGAAGTTACCCAGCCCCTACCTCAGCGGATAACGACCAAATTGTAGAAGACGATATATCGGTTATTAAGAAGCCGCCCAAAAAAGCTCCTACCCTTAATCTTATTGACATACCTGGAGAAGAAAATTATCTCGAGACTAACTTCGTTTCGTTTGCATATCGCTACAAATATATTGACAACGAGTATAGCGCTCTTTCGCAGTTTACTGACGTAGCTTTTGAAAGCAGCCCCTTTAACTTGGACCCCGACACCAACTTCAATGACGGGATGCTTAACCGTTACAACACGGCTGTCGTAGGGTTTAACACGGGAGACTCTAACGTTATAGGGATAGACGTATGCTTTAAGCTAGGTAACGATTTTGATGTTCGTGTAGCCAAAAAATACATTAAATCTGAACAAGGGTGGCCTAACGAAATAGTCCAAACGCTCAACTTTACTAACCAAGAAATATATACGCTACTACCTTCTTCCGAGATATTGCGTCTATATGATAACGTTCCGCTTATTGCTCAGGCTCAAACGGTTATGGGCAACCGACTGATGTACGGAAATTATGAGGACGGATATGATTTAACTAGCTCTTCAGGAGCTTTAATAAAAACAAATTACACGGCTGAGGTAATATCAGAAATTATAAATATAACTCAGGACCAAGGCGAACAAGCTACGGGAGTGAATTATACTATTGACACTAACTCTACCGTTACCGCTAATCAAGCTAAAGTTGTTTTTGATTTTACCGACTCTACCTATGATTTAGTACAGGGCGGCGTCTTTGGCTTTTCGTTTACTGTGTCTCACAAAGGGTTTTCAGGCTCGGGCTGGGGGACTAGCAGCTCTAACCCTCAGCACCCTTCGTTTAGTTTGTCGTTTACGTTTAACCTTGCTCAAGACTACAATAGTATTTTTGAAATGGTTAATAGCCCTGAGTTTCAAAATCAAATAGGGGTTACTAATTTTCAAAGCGTATCAAACTGTTCGTCGGGGAGTACGTTTACCGATACATATAACTGCGCTATTTCAGCGCCAGGCGGGTATACTCTCGCAAGCACGGGCATTACTAGCGGTAACCAAGGGTTTCTTATAGGGAGTAGCGCTACTGCGCCCAATGTATTTTCGTTGCAGTTAATGGCGGCTCAATATACTAATACCAGTACCGCTTCGAATCAAAATTTTGAGTACTTTAAAATTAGCAATTCCGTATATAGTTTTCAAACAGAATCCAGCAACAAAAGCCTTCATAGTAACAGGGATTACGAGATAGGCATTGTATATATGGACGAATACAAAAGAGCTACCACAGCTCTTACTAGTACGCAAAACACCGTTTTTGTTCCTCCTACAGCTAGCTCTTATATAAATAAAATAAGAGCAACATTGCCAGTCGGGATGACTGCCCCTAGCTGGGCACAAACATATAAGTTCGTTCTTAAACAATCCCGAGCTAATTACGATGTTATATACTCTAATACGTACTACTATGACAATACCACGTCATCTTACTGGTTTCGACTAGTAGGTCAAGACCAGGCTCTGGTTCAAGCGGGGACTGAACTTATTGTAAAGCGCGACGCTTTAGGCACGTTATCCGAGGAGCGCAAGGTGACGGTGTTGGACAAGGTTTCCCAGCCCACTAATTTTTTAAGCCCAAACTCTCAATCAGTTGTAAATGTCCCAGGTCTCTATATGCGGTTACGTGTACAGGGGTTTTCCGTAAGTCTTAGCTCTCAAAATATATGCTACCCTAGCGTAGTTAGTGTAGCCGATAATTTTTCAGATTTCTTAAACTCTACCGAAACTGAAAATAAATTCGAAGGTTATTCAATAGTAAACTATCCTTTGTTTACGGGCTCTTCAAGCTTTTCCAATTTTGATGTTCCTACTGCTAGCGTCGTAAGGATTAAAATTCGATTTAGAAGGGATGACTTTGCCTTGTGTGGGGGTGCAAATGGGGCAGAGCTATGCGTTGTAAACAAAACGTTTACTGCTTCTCAACCATATCAGAATTTTTATACTTTTTGGGAGGGAGAAAATGTAGGGCCAGTTTTAACTAACGCGTTTAACTGTCAGGTTGACTGTGAAGATGAAAGTGGGCCTAATGAAATACAGATACTTTCTAACATTATAGGCGTATCTGCGGGTTACGGCGGTCTTATATATCCGCCTGAAGAGAATGTAAATAAAATAGGGTTTTACATTATAAATGACGGGACTGAACGTTTGTATTTACAATGTGTAAATGGAAGCAAATTTGTTGCAGGACCTTATGGCATAGGGTCTAAAGATTCTAGAACAACCGTTGAAATTTGTATTCAGGAGCCTGGGAGCCTTGTCGCTTTTGAAACGGTACCCAATGAAATTGCAGACGGCGTATTCTTTGAAGGTAGCGAAAACTATGATATAGTAGGTGGATATCATCAGGGGAATGTAACGAACCAGGACGCTACTACTGAAGGCGTCGTTGATTTAGACTTTTTCAACTGCTATTCATTTGGTAACGGAATAGAAAGTTATAAGATTGAGGATTCATCTATTGGTCAGTCGTTCGCTTTAGGTGAGAGAACGATACTGGTTTCAGCTCAAGACTTTAAGCGGGCAGACCGCTTTGCCGACATCACATACAGTGGCGTTTATAACGACGAAAGCAACGTCAATAAACTCAACGAGTTCAACCTAGGGCTCCTAAATTTTAAAACTTTAGAAGACGTATATGGCCCCGTTCAAAAAATGGTGGCTCGCGAAACGGACATATTGGTGTTGCAGGAAGACCGTATCTCTTATGTGCTTACGAATAAAGATGCAATTACCGATGCTGAGGGCGGCAACATTCTAACTGCGGCTCCTTTGATATTGGGCCAGCAGGTCGCTAGGGTAGAGGAATACGGAATCTCAGCTAACCCTGAAAGCTACGCTGAGTTCGGTATGGATAAATACTTTACCGACGCTAAGCGTGGTGCTGTCATTCAGTTGCGCGGCTCTAGCTTCAGTAACGAGCAGCTCTCCGTAGTTTCTCAAGAAGGTATGCGCAGCTACTTTAGGGATTTATTTAACGCTAACTTCAATACACAAAAGCTGGGTGGCTACGACCCATATATGGACGAGTATGTGGTATCGTCAAATGAGAACAAGCTTCCTGTTGAGGCGGCCTGTGTGAATTGCGATATATCTCAAACATTTAACGTTTTCCCCAATAGCTTAGGCGAGACGTTTTGTGTAAACCTAGGCGCGGCAGTGGGAGACGTAACTTTAAGTTGGGGCAACCCTTTCTTGAGTCCAAGCGCTAGCTTTGATGTTGTCGCTACTTATAACGGAACGAGCTTTTCTGCTACACAGCAGAATCAATCGGGAACGCTTATCTTCAATAAATCTACTATAAACCCCAATACGGTAGAAATAACTATTACAGCTAACGGAGGCCAGGTAGAAAACTTACAGCTCGGCGTGTCTTGCCCGAAGGAAAACGAATTAAAAATCGTTATGGTGTGCCTAACGTTAGATTGGCAGAACGGAAATACGATACACAATGAATTTAATTTTACTGAAGGAAGCTACAACAGCCCCCTATACCAATCTTTTGTAAGTTTTTCTAGCGGTGACAACCCTGTTGTTTCCGAGTATCAAATGTTGACTGGCAGTCAAGGCGTTGGTGTTTTTCCTACTAACGGCTCTACGGTTTACGTCCAGTCTAATAAGCTTTCCAGCGACACATTCCAATACAACCCCGTTAATAACGCCAACAGGCTACGTTATTTAAGGAGCTCTAACTTGTATGAAAATACCGCGTCTGGAATATCTAATCTTTTATCTGCTGGACCAACAACTTTAGACGTTACCCCAGGCACTACTGGCGCTTCTCTGTATTCAGGAAGCTTTACGTTGCCTAATAATCTTGACGAGTACCTGTATTTAATATATGATTACAGGGAAGCACAGCCCGCTAAGCTTTGTTTCGGCTCTTCTGCTGGCCAGGCTTGTTGCGCCTGTAGCGCCCCTTCTTCGTTCTACTTAAACGGAGATAACTTAATGTCTTCTACTTCGGTATATACGGATGAGGGTTTGTCTTTGCTCGCGCCCGACCAGTTTTATCAATCTACGGTTAACGGAAACTCTGTAGTTCGTGAACAGTCGGGAGGTGTTCTTTTACCTACTGTTTCTTGCGCTGCTTGTGATAGAAAATGTACCGACGCTAAGCCATTACCTATAGCGGGGACAACTTTGTCTAATGAACAGATTTATGAAGTTAGTTATGATTTGGCTACAGGCACAGGCGTGGTAGCAATTCGTTTTACCCCTGGAGCCCCATCTGGTATTTTTGCTACATACAACAACCAAACCACGAGTGTTTCTAGCGCTACTACAATAACCTCAGGAAACAATCCACCTTCTTCTTATTTCGAAGGTCCATATTACGGTGACGACACAATATGTACCCCCGCGAGTGGTGTGTTTCCAATTTATAAATGGGATGAAGTTGATGAAAATTTTGAAGATAGCGAAACTACCGATTCTATTAATATAGTCTCTTCCGATTTGGCAAGCCTTACTAGCGGAGGAGCGGGCAAATATGTTCTTTACGTTTCTAAACCGACAGCTGCTCCTTCTACCTTAGACCTTCGTATAATAAGTGCTTGTCCACCAGCATCAGCGGCCCCCAACTGGTCAGTCGATGTAGACTGCCCTCGTATCCTCACTGGATTTTCTGCTAGCGTTATGGTAAATGAATCTGGAAACGTATGTTCCGAGCCTATAAACCAGACTTTATATAACCTCCCCGTCCTGTCCCCTAATTTATTTGGCATTCCTGAAGTACGCGATTGGGTGTTTAAAGATGAGCTAGGTCAGTCATTGGCGGATGATGGATACTATAATATAGAGGACTTGGGTGGGTCGTGTTTATACATTCACGTTGTAGGTGGAGTTATCGTAGAAAAAACAAGCTAATGGCTGAGACACTAACATATTCCCCTGACGTAAAAGGGTGGCCTTCGTTCTACTCGTATATCCCCGAGTGGATGGCTGGTATGAATAACTACTTTTATTCTTTTAAAGGCGGTAATTTATATAGGCACAACACCAACGAAATCCGCAATCAGTATTACGGGGTAAACTATTCGTCTCAGATGACTAGTATCTTTAACGATAACCCTACGGACAATACTTTGTGGAAGACGATGGAGTTGGAGTCGGACCAAGCGTGGGAGATTGAGCTGGAGACGGACATTCAAAACGGGTATATCGATGAAGCGTGGTTTGAAAAGAAAGAGGCTGTGTTTTTTGCCTTCGTTCGCAACCCTGACGGAGAGAACGGAGAGCCCGCCTTAACCATCGACCCTTCGCAGTATGTCCTTCGCTCGGTCAACGGCATCGGCTCTAATGCCACTGTGGCGGCTGGAGTCATCACCTTTGGTTTCCCCATAAGCAGTATCTTATCTATTGGAGATATCTTGTATACGATTGACCCTAATAATCCAGGCGTCCCTATTGTAGTGGGTCCCGTCACCGCGTTCTCAGCCGATAGGACTGAGGTCAGCTTTACGTTGTCGGCGGGGGGAACGAATCCGCAAGCCGCTTGGTATATGATGGGCGTAAAGAACGCACAGGCAGAGTCCCACGGTGTACTCGGACACTACTGCAAGTTTATCGCGACCAACTCATCGACTATCGCTACGGAACTTTTCGTAGTAGAAAGCCAGATGATGAAATCGTATCCTTGATTCTAATTATCTTTGACTAAACATAAATCGTATGGCATTTGTAACAGCAGCACTACAGTTAGCTTCGGCGGGCGTAAGTACGTACCAAGCCATTGAGGCTAACCGTCGTATTAAAGACGCTCAGAAAGCAGCTCAGAAGGCGACGCGTGAGGCAAAGCGCCTCACTGAGATTAATCCTATGCAGGAGCTTTCTGTCCCTACAGAAGCCTATATGCAGGCACGAGAGAGCCAGCAGCGATTGATGGCCCAACAGGTGCAGGCGGCACAGGAAGCTGACCCGAGGGGAGCGGCACGTAGCGCGGGAGTCGCTGTCGGAGGTAGCCTCGCTTTAGAGGACCAGTTACGGTCGGCTCAGGAAATGATGCAATACAGAAGGGATATAGCTGTAAAAGGCCAGGACGTAGCTAATATAGATGCTCGGCGAGGCATCGCGGAGGCGGAGGCTTCTGGGTCTCAGCAAGCTGCTGCTGACTCACAAGAAGCGATGGCTGAGGCTATCACCTCGGGGGCTGAGATGCTGGCTGGTGTGGGGGCTACGATTGATGCTGGACAGGCGTTGTATAAGCAAGGTCGTGATGCTAAGATGATTGGTAAGGAGTTAGGTGGTGACCAACGAAGCCAGTTCCTAGCGCAAACCACTCCTATTTTACAGCAACAGATGGCTGGTATGACAGCTGGTCAACGTGAACAGTTCGCTCGACAATATGGTCTTGACTTAGATACTATGCAAACCGCTTTAGGAGGCGGTGGTAACTTCGGTGATTTCTTTGGCTCACTTGGCGGCCTCACTCAGCAAGAGCTTTTGGGTCAGGTATTGACTAATGACCAGATACGGGCTGCGAAAAACTACACCCCAATGACAGGAGGAAAATGAGCTACTATAAGTACGTAAAGAGAGACGAGAAGAGCAGGGTAGACTGGGGTGCTATCACTACTAACCTTGTTGATACGCTCAGGGAGCAGGAGGCTGAACGCGAGAAACAACGTGAGGCGATTGACGCTTCGTCTCGGGCTACAGGAGACATCCTGTCCGATGCTCCGCAAGGCGAAAACAAAGCGGCCAATGAATGGATTCTAAACGCTTCATCTGACGCCTCTCAGTACTTAATGTCTCAGAACCGATTGCTAAAATCTGGTTTCCTTGACCCCAGAGACTTTACTGTCAATCGACAGAACGTAGAGGATAGCTTCAAGGCTTTGCAAGACGTATCTAAAAATGGTCAACAGTATTACAAGGAGACAATGCACCGCATTGAGAACAATGAGTCTATCGTTGGTATGGAGGGAGCGATACAGGAGCAGCTCAATAAGTTTCAGAACTGGTCTAAGACACAGGCGTTTGTAAACCCTACCAACGGAAAGATTAGCATAGGTATGCTTGATAAAGATGGTGGTCTGTCTAAAAACGCTTCCGAGTTCAGTAGCATTGAAGGTATTACCAACCGTATGCG